TCCCCAAATCCGAACACGAAGTCCGCCTGCATGCCAGCAAACAGCAGTTCCGCCTTCTCTTCGATCCACAGCGAGACCATGTCCAACCGGTGAATGGAGGCGAAATTCAAAATAGGCAGCGGCGACTTTGCCGTCGCGAGGTTCATCTCCACAACCACAGGAGGGTCGTTGTTCGCGGGGTCTGTGGAGCGCTTGAAATGCGCGATGGTGCATGCTGCCGAGAGCTCGTACGTTTTTACCATGTGATCAGCAACCGTCTGTTGTCCGTCTCCACCTTCGAGCGATACCAGGATGTACTTTGATTGCGTGTCCTTGGTAGCCGCACTCTTCCAATAGTGTTCATACAATTTGCAGCTGGGCTTGCCGTTGAACATTCCAACCACGATCGACGAGTCCGACAGGACAAGCATTTCGAATTCCGAGACCGATTCCACCACTTCAAAAGGCGGCCCCATGTTCTTTCGCACCCACTTTTCCAACGATAGCGCGTCTCGAGCCCCATCAAAAGTGCGCGGGACATTGTCGACAAAGAATTTGATGGTTGGAAAGCCCTCGACGCCAAACGCTTCCGCAATGGTTTCGTCCCGGGTTGCATCGACCTTCGCAAACACAACGTCTTCTCCTTTCATTGCAGTGGCGGCTTTCGCAAACTCTGGTTTCAAAGCTTTGCAGTGACCACACCACGGTGCGTAAAACTGCACAAAAACAAACGGACGATCTGTCAAAGTATGCTCTAGCGTTGCTTTACTCAGTTCCAACACGTCAGATTCGTCCACAGGCTCCTCAGCTTCTTCGTCGGGTTCATCCTCAATCGACTGGGTGGCCCCCTCTTCTTCCTCGCTCACGACAGGCTCTTCGTAGCCTTCGACTTTCACCATGACTTCTTCCGATAGTGTCAGGCCGCTCACTCGGTCACGCAAAAAGGCAACAAGCCCAATCAGTGTTCGGTTGCCTTCAATCGGCACTGGCTTTACTCCAGGCGAAAACAAGTACAGGGTGGGGAAGCCCTGGACTTGCACCCCGTCGTGGCTGGGGACATCGTTTGCTGTGGCGTCCAGCTTGGCCACGAGGACGGGGGAGTCTCCGTCCGAGGCCAATATAGATGCCAGATACTCGAGTGTGGGCAACAATTTTTTGCAATGGCCGCACCACGGTGCATAAAACTCGACCAAAACGTGCTTTCCATCTTTTCGTTCAATTGTTCCAGACAATCCCACTTTGTAACGTGCATAGTTTGTGTCTATAACTCTGGAAAAAGTTGGACTACTTACATGGTGCATCTCGTCTAGTATAACTGTGCCAAACATCTTGTTTATCTTTGTAATGTTTCTATACAAAGTCTGAGTGTTGCCAATTACTATTGGAGTATCTGTCTCAAACTTGCCACTGCCAATGACACCTGGAGTAAATCCATAGACTTTCTCTACTTCCTTTGCCCATTGGTTTCGTAGTGGTACAGTATGAGTTACAACTAGAGTTTTCTGTCCAAGTTTTCCAGCTATAGCCAACCCCGTGAAGGTTTTACCCCAACTTACCCAAGCATTGATGATAGCATTATCTTGTATATCATTGTATACTTCTGCTTGGCTTTCTCGTAGCTCAAACTTAAACTCAGGAAACTCAACTGGTTCTAAGTATCGTTTATCTATAATTTCATAGTTCGAAGGTATTAAGTCTTGTCTGCCTATAGGAATAGTGATTAGATTTTTTCTAACTATTCCCATATTTTTTATTACAAAAGGTGGCTCTTTTGGGTTGTACGAAGGTATACGATAAGTAAGTTCCTTATCGATTTCTCTTTGTAAATTTTCATCGCAATCCATGTAAATTCGATTGCTTAAAACGGCTTTCATATACCTAAGTCTGTCCTTGCTGTAATATATTTCTTCACAAAGTCACTTCGCACTATGTCTTTAATTTCAAACTCTATTAGAGTAAATTCTTTACGCATGGCTTTTAGTACTCGAATAAAATCTTTTAGTCCATTCTTTTCTAGATCCGCCTGTCTAAAGTCTCCACAGAAGACTACTTTGCAGTTTTCTCCAATTCGAGTTATAATAGAATCTAACTCATGAAAAGACATATTTTGACACTCGTCAACTATAACTACTGCGTCTCTCAGAGTAACTCCTCGTATGAAAGAGGTAGTCATAAAGTAAAATATTCCCTTTGTTTTCAGTATTTCATAAGCGTCTCCGCGCTGAAATAACTCTATACAAATGTCTTTGTAAGGCTCTTCGTATACAGAGGCCTTTTCTTTTTCGTTTCCAGGTAAAAATCCAATGTCTCTAGTAGGTACTGCACTTCTGATTAAGACTATTCTTTCTTTGTCATTCTTTAGAATGTCATCGAATCCTAAGTAGCAGGAGATAAAACTTTTACCTGTACCTGCCACTCCATGTAATACTAGATTATTATCGGCTTCAAATGCTAATAGCTGATTCTGTGTTAGAGGCTCTATTTCTTGCAGATTCAAGTTTGCTGCTGCTATTAACCTATTTTTTCTTGCCATTACACCTTTCTCCACGTGTCCTTTTTCTTCTCTTCAGAGAAGTCATAGACTACCCAAGGGTACTTATTAAGAAATAGTACGCCCGCCCAAGACATTCCAGATTCTGGAGGTCTTATTACTTTTAATGCGTTTTTTACTCCATTGAGTCGTATAATACTTGCTATACCTTTTCTTTCTACCTTTACTATTTTTTCATACTTTAGCGATACTGTTTTTGTTTTTTCATAAATAAACGGAGTTCCGGCACTATCTATGAAATAGTTTGTTCGTTGTTTAATGAGCCCTACAATGTCCCACACAAGAGTAGGCAGAGGAAACAAAGTAAACTCAGTTTGAAGTCTTCGTACTCCTAAGCTATTTCCAGCCATATTTCTATCATCTAAGAGTGCTCCTTCCATAAAAAGAAGTCCATCTACTGCCTCCCAATCAGAGGAAGGAAGTAGATAGACAGGAAACTGTATAGAAGACAGATTTTTAATTGTTCGAACCATACTGTTTGCTAAACTTACCCATTGAATAGTCTTTACCTATCTCAAAATCACATCCAATTGGAGCACCATAGATACTTACACCTCGATCTAGCTGAACAAAATGTTTAAGTATCTCACAATACTCTTCAATATCCGACTCGACAACTTCTGCAAGAATTGAGTCGTGTACCAGCGCAAATATTTTTGCATTGATACCTGTCTGTTTTATGTGGGCATGGGCATCTACTGCACCAAGCAGGTTGATGTCAGAAGCAGTAGACTGAACCAGAAAGTTGAGACCAGAACGAATCGTATGGCTTCTGATGGCTTTATCGGTGGAATGGACATTGTGTAGTCTCCGTTTGCGACCAAAAAAGCTATATATAAAGCCGTTCTGTTCGATAAATCGTTCGTTGTAAGTAATCCACTTTTTCAGACTGTGAAAAGTGTTGAAATAGTCAGTGATGACTTCTTGTGCTTCACCCTTAGTGAATATTGTTCCAGAACTTTTAGTCACTTCGTCACTAATCTTCTTAGCGCCCGCACCATACATAATGCCAAAGGTAACAGCTTTAGCAGCCTGACGTTCGGTACTGTATAGATCTGCAACTTCTTCTACAGCACAAGGTAGCTTGAATACAGTCTTAGCAATTGTACTGTGAAAGTTTCCACCAGAACGAAACACCTCCATGAGTGCTTCATCGTGCGCAAGTTTAGCTGCAACATAAACCTCGGCAGTAGTCAAGTCCATAGCAACAATCTTGTTACCTTCAGATGCTTTGATACAGCCTTTGACTATAGGATTATCCCTAGGAATTTGCTGCATATTAAGCTTACCACTAGAACTAAGACGACCGCTAGTTGTGCTATGTAAATTAAATCCAGTCCTGAGGTGAGAGTCTCTATCAAGCTGTGGTATGATTTTGTCCAAGTAAGTATTTTTAATTTTGGACTTTTGACGTATGTCCAAGATAAGTCCAGGTACTTCAGATTCTCTTGCAAGTATATTGAGTACTTCTGCATCCGTCGAGTCTGCTCCTGTTCCAGTCTTTTTTCCAACCGGCTTAAGACCAAGAAAGTCAAACAGAAGAGAACGGAGTTGCACAGTAGAATTAGGATTAAAATCTTTACCATTTATAGCCTCGAATTTTTCTATTGCAGGATTCTCATACAAGGTAGAAATTGCTTTGTCTATATCTTGCTGCATGAGTTCTTGTGCGAATGACAGACGCTCTGCATCAAAAGGCACACCATTATCTTGAATACCTATCAAGAATCGAGTACCTGGAATAAGTAAATTATCATATACTGCTTTAAGTTTAGAATTTTCTTTGATCTTTTTGAACTTTTCAAAGATAATAAAAGTAACTAGAGCATCCATTGCTGCATACACTTTCATTACGTCAAAGGGAATCCATTCCCAGCAGAAATCACTTTTAAGTACTTTATTATCTTTGCGATACTGATCCATCCAATCATACATTGGCTTCTCGTAATCGCCATAGTCTGTGTACTTGATAGCAAGTTGCTTAAGTCCGTGTGTGCCCGGATTTTCATCTATCAAATAGTGAAGCAGCATTGTATCTTCGAAGTTTGGAAATTTAACATCGAAGTGATACTCAAAGAACGCAATGTCGAACTTGGCATTGTGAAAGACTACAGTTTTCTTAGCAAAGAGCTCTCGCATAAGATCTTCTGTAGTTTCATCAAATACAGAAGTATCTAGATAGGCGGCAGTGCTGCCATCGTAGCATAGAGAAATACCAAGCATATAACCGTCACGAGGGTATAGACCAGTAGTCTCACTGTCAAGTGCAATGTATTCGTTATCGTGTGCAATTGCTTTTCTAAGAAATTCATTAGCAGTCTCCGTGTCTTGTATACCAAAAGCGATAGAGTCATCTATCACCGCGTCCACTTTTTCTCCGCTGATGTACTGAATGATGTTTGTTTTGGAATCTTCCCAAGTTTTTCTAGCTTCTGGCTTAAAAGCAAGCATTGATGGATTTATAACAGGCAGGAATTTATCTTCTACGAGCTTTCCAGAATATTCTGTTACAGAGTTTATTTTTGTAAAGTATTTCAATGCTTCACTACCTACCAGAATTATCCAGTCGTACAGCGAAGTATCAATATCAAGATCGCAGTCTCGTTTCAAGACTTTCTTGATTGTAGGGTCTGAGCAGAGTTGAAATTGCTCGAAGTCAAAAGCATTATCAAATTCTTTTGAATAGTTTGTTCTACTTGGTTTAGTTTCTACTAAGGCAACTTTAGCCATATAATTTAGTCTCCAGTTTCTTTACCTGAGATTCGCCAAGTGCTCCAGGGTCAGTATTCCTGAGAAATACGTTTCTGGAAAAGAGATCAACTTTCTCGCACATAGCTTTTATTGTTTCCGCAGCGTTTTGTCCTGCATCATCACCATCAAAGAAGATATCTACTTGTGTGGCTCCTTGCATCTTGAGCAAAGATAATTTATCTTCTGAGATGTTCTTTGTGCCAAAACAACACGCTACATTCTTTATTCCTTTATCATATAAGTTTATCATATCATAGATGCCTTCGACAAGCATTATTTTCCCGTTTCGTGCAGATACTGCAGGGAAAAGGGGCAGCTTTGCACCTGGGGGAGATATTTTATACTTAGGATCTCCACCTGTGGTGTGTCTGCCATTGAAGGCTACTATCTTTCCTGATATGTCTCGAATGGGAAATACAATTCTTCCCACATGGTCACTGCTTCCATTTTGAAAGGCTTCGAAGTGTTTGTATGTCTCTGGTTTGATTTGTCTCCAATTACCAATGTAAGGAACTGAATTGGAGGGAAAAGGTAAGCCTACAGTCTCCGCACGTTTCTCGATAATTTTTCTTCTCAGAAGTTCTCTGCGTATTTGTAGCTGACTTACCTTTTCACCATAAAGAGTAAATACATTTCCTTTGAATCCACATGAAAAACAGTTATATACTCCAGTAATCTGATCCACTCTCATACTTGGATTTCTATCTGCATGATTTGGATTCAGACAACTAACTAAAAAATCTTTGCCTTTTGGTTGAAAGGTTATTTTCTTGTTGTTAAGTAGTTCTTCTACTGTCATTTACCAATATCTTCAATGTTTGTGGTTGAAATAACTTGATAAGCTCCTTTGTTGTATGCAGGAGCTACTGGATAATTCTTGGATATTTCTTTTTTGTAATCGTCATCTATCTTGTCACAGCTGCCAGCCAGGCTAGTGCGTGATGGATAGTCGGGAGTATCCGGGCGAAAAACCTTACTACTAGGAACATAAGGCTTCCACACAGGCTTGACTCTGCGAGGCTTTTTTGGAAGTTTTTTACGATTACGAGAGAGGGGTCTGTAAGCGGTATTTGTATAAACTAACATGACTACTCCTGTTATTGAATAGTATATTATACTAAAAAATAACAAAAGTGTCAAGAAATATTTTTAGATGTCGTCTATATTCTCTTCGCTTTTTACATCCGCATCTTCTTTTTCTTTAGGGGACAGTGCGGTTTCTGGGCCTATCTGTAGAGTTTCCCAGTTCATTGTGGAGGTAAAGGACTTCATGGAGGCTGATCGCATTTTTACACAGTTAAAAGTAACGCACTGATCTTCTTGATCCCAAGTCTCAAGAGCATACGCGGCATCTGCTGCATCGAGTATGCCTTTGGCAAATCGGGCTTCTCCGGTTGCATCCGTCTGATAAGGAGAGAATACAGGAACTTCATACTCCTGAGCCATCGACTTGAGTGCTTTGCTTACTTCTATCTGCTCTGTCCAATCGTACTGACCTGCACGAGAGGGAGCAGAAGAACGCTTTACTTGATTTATGTAATCAACAATGATAATTCCAGGTGCTATCCTTTGAACTTGTTTGTCCAAAGTAGCTCTGATCTTTGGTAAGGTCAAAGACGCATCATACACAACGTCTAGCTGTTGAGTCGGGAGAAGCTCGTGGCTAGTCTTAAGTGTGTGATGCAACTTATCAAAGTCCCTGTGATCATCATATTCTTTCAAGCGGTTCTGACCGTCTACATAACGATCAGCCCACCATGAAGCAACCTTTTGCCATTCAACAACATTTAAGCTCTTCATCTTTAGCCTGGAGAATGGTATCCCCGTAGCGATTGAACAGCAGCGTTGCAGAATGGATCTGCTATCCATCTCTATAGTGAAATAGATAGCAGACTTTCCGGAGGCAACGACTCGGTTTGCAATATTAGCACAAGTAATAGACTTACCTGCACCACGACGACCACCGACAAGAATCAAATCTCTAGGAGAGAAATGAATCTCGCCATCGTATTCATCGTTCAAACCAAGTGCAACGTACCTCTGAAGATCTTCATCAGATTCCCACAAAGGAATACTTTGCATACTCTCTTCAGGGCTTTGAATGTCTACTTTCTCTTCGACATCCAAAACAATCTGGTGAAGCTCATTTATAGACTCTTCGGCATCAAGAAATGCTATTGATGAGTCTACATATTTGTCGAGAGACGTGAGAATCTCCTTTTGAGCGTATTCATTCTTTAGATACTGTAATAGTGTAAAAGCATCAGAATCAACTTCCTGTCCATTCTGAACAGCGTACACCTTTTCTTGTGTACTACTGTCTCTTACAGCAGCATGAAGATCGTCAAAAGTGGGAAGCGTATGAAACTTCTCAGAGTGCTTAGTCACTGCATCAAAAAGAGTATGATACTCTTTAGGCAGATAATTTTTACGCACAAGGCTCCAAGTATCAGAGTCCTGACACTTAAGTACCTGCTGTAAAAAAGCACTAGCTAGATTCAATCACATTTCTCCCGAACGATAAAAAGCGGAGGGAATACACCCCCCGCTTCAAAGAACTAACTTACTGTGCAGCTTTCTCTTTGCGAGCAGCTCCGTCATAATCTGATGCGATCAGACCACGACGAGTAAGCATAGTTTTAACACCACGAACAGTTTTGCCAATAGTAGTAGCGATTTCTTCTACAGTAAGAGTAGAAGTGTCATCGATCTCTGCCAAAGGATCTACTTTCGCGCCACCTTTAGTAGTAGCTTGTACAGGAATAGCATCGATAGAACCGGCACGAAGAAGGCTGAGAGCCTTGCCTCGAACAGAGTTTACAGATCGACCCATTGCTTCTGCAATATCTTCTACATAGGAACCATTCTGAACAAGCTCAATGAATCGAACTTCTTCTTCATCGGTGTAAGTCTTTACAGTTTCACGAACAGGAGCAGGCTTTACATGAGAGGTAAGTTCCATAGAAAGAATCTTGCCCTGAATCTGCTTCGCTGTGAAAGTTTCATTTTCAAAATACTGAGCAATCTCAGCATAGGTGTAGTTACCACTATTGTCATTAACAAAAGTAGCAAGAGTAGACTCCTGCTCGGCGGTGAAAGCCTTGCTAGAAGATGTAGAAGCAAGTTCTACTTCATAGCCCATTTTACGCAGTTTGCTAGAAACTGAACGGGCTGAGGTTTCCAAGTTCTCTGCTGCGCCTGCAACAGTTGCTTGGGATACAGGGCTCTCATCGCCTACAAAAGTAGTAAGAGCTGCTGTACGTTCGTCATTCCACTTAGGGACTGCCATACTAATTCTCCAAAAAATTTAATAAGTTGTCAATTACTGTTAAGCCTCTATCCTTGGCCTGCTTAGTCTTAATGGACTCCTGTCCACTCTCATTGACTAAGATAGTAACATCCTTTGTTAAAGTTGATTTTACAAGAAAGCCTCGGCTTTTCAATTCCTTTGCAGCTTCGGCTTTGGTTTTATAGCTAGATAACTTACCAGTAATACACACAATTCCTTTGAGTTTTTGCATTACAGAATTTTTGAAAGTCCAATCAAAAGGAAGTGTTGTGCAGAAATAATCTAAACATTCTTCCATCCAGCTAATAAGGTTGGCTGTAGCTTTTTCTCCTAGTCCGGCGTCTCTACAAGAAAAATCAGTTATATCAAATATAGTTTTATGAGTTTTTGATAATTTTTCTGTAGCTGTTCTTCCGATAAGAGGTATGCTAAAGCCAGGTAAAATGTCGTTCAAGGACAAAGACTTAGAATTCTCTATCTCTACGAATAACTTCTTACCTAATTTTTCAGACGAGAGAGCCTCGATAATTTCATTCTCAGAAAGAGAATAAATATCACAAATAGTGTGAAGCTCTAGTTTTTTAATGGTGGATACGCCGAGGCCTTTGATCTTGAGAGTTTTGCAAAAACTCTCAATCTGCTTCAGGCTGCGCTCACCACAAGACGAGTTAGTACAATAAAGTATATCATTTCTCAACTGTAGCACTACGCCACAAGATGGGCAAGCACTTGGAAATACTATATTTTGCACTAAGTTTCTTCCTCTGAATTTAAGTATATATTATAGGGGACTTTACATAAAAAGTCAAGGTTTATTTTTTTAAAGGTCAACGCGTCTAACGATTCTTGGGATAATATCACCAGACCTTATTACTTCAACTTGACATCCAAGTTTCAGATCAAGACTTCGTATGTAGTTTATATTGTGTAGAGTTGCACGAGAAACAGTAGCTCCTTCAATGTCAACAGGCTCTAGAATTGCTACAGGGCTTACGACCCCGCTTTTGCCTACTTGCCACTCTACGTCAACCAGAGTAGTTATCTTCCCCTGCTTCTGAGTTTTCAATGCAAAAGCACCTTTTGGGTGATGTGCTGTGTATCCCATACTTTCAAACTTCTCGTAGGAGTTTATTCGATACACAGTTCCATCAGTTGGAAACTTAGAGCAATCGTCAAGATAAGCTGTTCTGAAGCCCAGGCTGCGAAGCATAGCCATAGCAGCATCGTAAGTAGGCAATTTATATGGCTGCATTTCATAGCCAAAGAAATACAAGTCCCGGAAAGAAAAATCCTCCGTAGACTTGAGATTCAATGCACCCGCTGCATAGTTACGAGCATTGGGTATACTTGAAGGAGCAACTACTTCTCCAGTAATTTGCAAAGGCCAAGTTACATCGACTCTCGTAGGAACTAAGAACTGCATCTTATCCGTGATGTCTTGTCCTTTGATTCCGTCTCCTCTGGTGAGTGCGAGTCTTAGAACTCCATTTTCATACAGCAAAGACACGGCTGCACCATCAAGTTTTGGACTCAGGCACACTTCGTCTAAACGAAAAGGGGGCTTCATAAGATTGAAGCATTTTTGAAGAGAGTACATTCTGTAGTGGTGAGGTATTCCCTTGTTCATAGGAAACCCAACTTCTACATAATGATACTTATCTGCTAGTCTATCCCATTCTTCGTCTGAAAGAATAGGCTCGCCCTTAAAATACTTTTGAGCAGCATAGTCTAAGAAAGTTTGCATTTTTTACCTCTGTAAAACTGTAAAGAATAGTATACTAAATTTCAGGTAAAATGTCAAGGATTATTTGTAAATATCCTGGATTAAATCTGCGAAATGTTCTTCTATTACTTCTTTTGATTCTGCAAGAGAAAGTATTTCAGTCAAACCAATAAAGAGCTCTCGAGTATTTGAAAAGTCTATTGCCATAGAAATTCCTTCTTTCGAAGGCTTCCATTCTTCTTCAAAGTCTAAATAATATTTTCGCAGTCCTAGGTATTCTACACCTCGAAAGGTGCTTATTGTGAGACGTACTTGATGGCCTTTTTCAGAATCATAATGTATAACTCGTTCATAGACCTCAGGGGCTTCGTGTAATTCCATAACTACCTCTGGTTCTTTAAAACTGAGGATAGGGGTACTACACTGGTCACATTCTTAGGTTTTAGGAGTCGATAAGAATCTGTGTCCCAGCAAAAGAATAAAACTGTAGAGTCGTTTTCTTTTGTTCGACTTTTCTTATTTTGAATGTACTCCGTAGTAAAGTCTAACGTACAAACATTGTACTTTAGCTTCTTAGAGTTTTCACTCCTGTAGGTGATGATGGCGTCGCCATAATTTCTGACTACAGCCTTTAGGTCTTCCTTTTTCACTGTTTCTCCTTAATACCAGGTTAAGCAAACTTTTTTGCAACTGCTGAACTTCAAGGTGAAACCTATGAATGTAAGAAAACACCGAGAAGCCGAAACTCCTCGGTGTTTTTAGCCTACTATTAGTTATTATTTACTGAGTTGATTACTCCGGTAAAATACTGCGCGGCTTTACCAGTTAGTTTACTGATAATATCCTCATCAACCTCTTGACCAGTATCAGTCAGAGCAGCAATCAAAGCATCGCAAGCTGCCTGCTTAGAAATCCTAGTACCACCTGATGATCCTGAAGAGGATGAGGCTGCAGCAGCAGGAGATTTTTTAACGTATACATTATTTTTAGTTAGAATCATACGAACCCCGTTGGGGCTTTCTTCCAGATCTTCTGCAATCTCTTTAACGAGTTCCATCGAATTCTCAGGAGTAGGGTTACCATCCTGATAGGCTTCAATGGCGGCCAATCTTTTTACTTCGTCCCATGCCATGAAAAATATTCCTTCTTTTCAGTAAGTTTGAAAATATATTATATGAGGTTTTTAACATTATTGTCAAGAATTATTTTTTACAATCTTGATAAATCAACTCCATACTTTTTTAAGTGTTCTAGCTTGCCCAAATCGTAGGCAAGTGAATAAGCAAAAAACCCGCCTGATGTAACACCGGGAAAGAAACTATCTGACCAGTCTCCATCTTCCACAATGTAAATACTATAAAGTTTAGAAGCGTATTCATTTTCGTAATCTTTTGTAATTACACCCTTCAAAGAGTCCTGGTGGTCAATAGAGTATTCTTTCTTTACTACAGCGGTTTTGTGGTACTGAGCAGACCAAACGATCTCACCTTCTTCAAATGTCTCTGACACTGCATTATCTGGTAGATACGCTACTCGTGCCTGCTCTTCCTTTGTCCCTCTATCGGGAACTCCTATCTTTTCTAGCAAAGTTTTTATGAAGCCAGGGCTTCTAAACAATGAAGAAGCTATTTCAGAAACAGAAATGCCATGCAAGTAGCTTGTGACTGCCTCTGCAATCTCATAGTTTGTCGCAGGCTTTCCTCTGTTCTGTGCTTTTCGTTTTTGTATAAACTCTTTACGATCTTTATACTCTTGAATTATATTTGCAAGTCTAGTTGTATTGTAACTTATATTGAGCATTTCGCAGGCGGAACGCTTCGTAATCTTTTCCTGTGAAGGGGACTCCAAGGCCTCGATTACTCGTTGGATGTTTGCGTCCGACAGGTTCTCGTGCTCTTTCTTCTTTATTCCTCTTCTCAATTCTATTCTCCAGTATAAATAATAAACAACAGATTGCATGGGCTTCGTGAGAAAGCCCGGTTTCTTCGTCTAATTCTTCTCCAGACATGGCAGCAAGAATATGCCTCAGTGCTGCACTTGTGTATCTTTGCTCCAACCCCGCACACCATTTCCAGTTGTCCGGACTATATTTCTTTGCTCCATAGCTAAGAACTTCCCCTACTTCTAAAATAGCATTTGGAGGAAGCAAATACATCTCTGGTTTTTCTGAGTCGAATTTCTTTCCTTTCATTGTGGGTCTCTCAAATGTTCTAAGTCTGATACGGTGATTTCCTGATCTTCCATGTATTCTTGAGCAGTCGTAAATTTAAGGTCTCTTATTTCCTCAGTAAGACGCTTATTTTCTTCTACCAGTCTTTTTATGTTCCCATAGGAAGCGGAAAGTTGCCCTGTCAAAATTCTTATCTCACCCTTTAGCTGTAATTCTTTTGTCATAATCTGCATAATCTTCGTTCCACCAGAGTGGCTTTGGCCTGTGTGACCAAGTTGCAAAAGTAGCTTTATCCAAATGATAGTAATCCCTATATGCTTCAATAGGATCTTCTTCATTTTTCAGTATATCTGGCATTGCCATTGCAAAAGGCGTGAGACCGAGTCTCTCCATATTAGTAGGGAGAGGTAATTTATTTACTACTTCTGCAATAGATTTATGCTCTTTGCCATAACGATAACGATACTCGTCATTGAGAGCATTGCCATAACAATGAGTCCATTCAAAGTTATCCAACGAAGACCTTGCCCATATTGTACATGGATGATTGTACATCATAGGAAGGTAGGGGGTTAGAGGCCTTTCCTCAGGTTTAAGATGTTTGATTTCTTTCTTCATCTCATTTAGCTTTGCTGATTCAGGCTTTGTGAGTGCACGGGGTATAAACCCTAGATGTACGTCTACCCAGATACAGGTGCAAAGTATCTGTGCAACTTCTAGAGGCATTTTTACAATGTGCTTATCTACATGATACTCCGCACACTTGTCAAGGTTAGTGTCTAATACAAATAAATTCATAAACTATGCGGCCAATGGTTGATTGCATCTTTACTGATTGCATTTAATTTTTTTGTATGAATATGGCCTTTATACTGAGGCCGCTTATTTTCTTCAACCACTTTCGCATAATTTGCTGTAGCTTTTGCAGAATAGACACCTGCTGTCCAACCTTTAAGGTTGTTTTTTCTGCTCCGCATTTCAAGGATGTAGAGTTTTTGCATATATTAGCCCTATATGAATAATAGTCTTGTCGTTGTCGGTTGTAATCTTTCATACTATGTATTTTAATAGATTTCAACAAATATGTCAAGATTATTATTCAAAATAGGTTTCTAACATTTCTAATTTATCGTGGTACTCTGCTATATTAGCAAGCTCATCTTCTATGCTCTGCATAATGTTCGGGTGTTCCGCAACACCAACTCTATAGTGTAGATATGTTTCTACATTTATTCGATGTTTTTCTATATGAGCTTGAAAGTGCATTTTTGCCGCTTGAATCATAGCCTTCTTTTTCACTGTCACGAATATCAATACGGCCGGCACAATAATAGGTAGTGATCTCATCATATTCCCAAACATCGCCCGGGCCTAGACCTTTTGGATAAAATCCTCTGCCTTCTGTAAGAACTTTTGTGACTTTGCGAGTTAGACCACGCTCACGATACCAATCCGTTCGTGCGGGTTTATATGCTACTGCTTGAAGGTTTTTCATTATCAGTTAAACTCCCGTTCCTTTTCCATTCGTCTCAAACACTGCTCAATGCCTTCAGTTGGCAACTTGACATAACTGCACCCCACAGTGCCACCTTTCCATGACCATGACCGTTCACCAACTTCGCCATCAAACTGCACATCAATATTCACTCGTTCCATTTTTAGAAACGGAAACCACTTGCGATGCCACTTTCGTTTCTCCAGTGTACAGGTTGCTTTGCGTTTTTGTACTTCACCGCTTTTGAGTGTATAGATGTAGTCATGGACTTCCGTGTGCCCTATTTGCTCTCGAACCTCCCAACTGTTTTGACCTTTTTCTACTTTGTACCACCGCCCTTCTTTGTTAGCGATCCAATGCCCTTCGAAGATCCAATGTTTGAATGGTAAGTACCAAGTCCATGTTCCACCGCTAGTAACTTGACCTATGCTTGCATCAAAATTACCACCTTTGTGTATCCAAAATAGATCCTCGTAAAATTGAAAACCGTATCGAGGCAAATCGCATCCTTCTGCTAGACTGGTACGAAACGGCAATTTGATATGAAAATGCCCCCACCCTAAGTTGAATGCTATAGCATAGTGAGAGTCAAAGTAACCCCCACGGTGTAACACAAGTTCGAAACCAAACCGCGGGGCAAAGTATCCCCATTTGAAATCAATGCTGTCGTGGTTCTGTCTCCATGCACCTAGCATTCTTAGCCAACGAGGTATTTCATTACCGTACAGTTCTTTCATTTTAGCCTCTCTTCTAGTTCTTTAATGCATTTTTGCCGCTTGAATCATATCCTCTCTTTTTGGTTTCACTGGTTATGACTCCTATCTGTCTGTTGCTTTATTACCTCTTTTAAAGTGCCAGAATCTTTTTCTTCTGTTTCTTTTTCTGCAGCATCTTTCTGCCAAGCACTGATTTGTGCTCTTAATTGTAAATTTTCTTGATATAACTGACTGACTCTAGATGCTAATACTAACATATACTCTTCTTTAACTTGATCTTCTGTTATCATTCGACCTCCTCTAGTCGTGACATTAGTCTTTCGGCTCGATTAGTTACTTGATTGTACCAACGAGAATCTCTTCCTTCTTTTGCCGCTTCTTTCCAGTTCTGTCCATGAATTGCTTGATTAAACTTTACAAACTTACCAAGACGAGGTCTTCCAAGATTGAACATCATGTTGATAAGAATCTCTTGCACTTCTCCAGGCAGGTGATGAAATATTCCAGCACCATACAGATGATAGCACTCACGGATCATTGTTTCAAAATCCTCATCAAAAGCTGTGTCTATTCTTATTTGAGATATAGGAGTTCCTACTGGCTCTCCATATTCCGGGTCTGTTTTTGTGATTAGATGCCCTACACCAAAGGTAGGGTATCCAAGATGATCGACATAAATGGAGTGTTCTACTCCTTCATCTATGTAAAGTTGTTCTCTTACTCTTTTTATATCGAAATTCATTTTTTACCCATAAACCCTACTGCTGCACGAACACCAAAAGAAGCTGCTACAATCACTGAGAGTGTATACTGATACCAGGCTGGCATCTCTTCTAATGCTTGGAATCCTGCATGAACGTAATCTACTGTTTGAGGAAAGAAGCATAGTATCATTGGGATACTAAATAATAGTGTTAGCCATTCATCTTTCCAAGAAGAGCCAGAGTTAGAAGCCATAATAGACTCCCAGTCTGCCTTGCTTTGTGCTGCTGTTACCATGACTTGAGCTTCGGCTTCAGACTTTGCTTTCATCTTCGCATTCTTGCCTTCTAGCCAAGTCTGTCCTAACCCCGCTACAGAGCTAAATATACTTCCTATCATATTCTAATTTCCAAAGTCTAACGACTCTGTGTCTGAGAAGGCTTCGTGGCCCTCAAAGTACATTTGTATCATTACATGAAGGGCGATATCACACACTATAAGTATGAGACAAAACACTGCAAATAGTGGGATACCGCCGTACATCATTTTTTCCTAGATATATAGAGTGTTATGGCAAAGCCTAAATAACACATAGATAAAATAAAGAAAGAACCTACAAGTTCTTCCATGTAAATGCCCCAAAGAACATTTCATCTTCTGACATCTGTCCCCAAGGCACACTTCTGCTTGGATCAGGATTCATTAGATTCTCTGCTGAATTATCAAAAACTCCTTCTACATGAAGTACTGTACCCGCAGGTATATACTTCGGCTCTCTCCATGTATATGATAACTGCCAAGCATACTCATAGCGTGGAATATCAATTAGCTCTTCCCAAGTGCCATCTTCGTAGTATGCTGTTGCTTTCATACTCTTGCCACGAAAGTGCATATGAGGCAAGAAAGTATGCAGCATTATATCATCTTGTAAAACAATTTCAGCTTCCTGCACAAAATTAGGATCATATGGAGGAATGTTTGTCCATGTATCTGGGAAGATACAAGCACAGTCACCTGCCATTCTTTCCTCTGGTACTACTCCTTCATTATGAAAGTATAGTCCAATTCGTGCTTTGTCTGTTCTTGCAGTACCATCAGGAGTGTAGTGCAGTTGTAGATTTACAACTGAACCTGCACGTAACAATCCACCAGTATTTTCATCGTAGAAGTCAGGAGTACCGCCTGGAACATATGCACTGATTTGTGCATAGTCCATGTTTCCCTGTCCTTCACCTGATACACCAAGTAGATTCATGTTACGTTCACCCGGCAAAGAAACAGTATTCAACATATGATGCATTACAGTTGGCTCGGAGGGTAAAAATTCTGAACCCCGTAGCCATTTGTCTTCTGTTAATCCCAAAGCTACACTTGTGTAGCGATAAGGAATTGCATTCGGGCCAAGAGTTCCTACTGCTGGAATTTCTTGAGCAGGCACTTCAATAATCATATCAGGCTCGCCATGTACCCACTCTGAAGTAGAGTAAACTGTCTCTAACAGAGGGTCACGGATCTCCCCGCGAGATATTTCAAAAGGTACTTGTGAGCCTGCGTTAATCCATTCAACAATAGTCTCCATTTCTGTATGACTTAATGTTCTGTGATTAATGATACGATCAGCGTATTTGCGATCAATCTGGCCGGGCGGCATCTGTAGTGTTGTAACTGCTTCTTTAATTGCAGGTGCAAATGCTTGTAACATTCTGTAGTCAGTCATTGCCCATGGTGCAATACCTCCTTCGCGGTGACAGCTTTGACACTGCTCTACAAATATTGGTGCTACATTTTCTGCGTAGTCTATAGCAACATCATCATGTGCATATGCAGCAGATGTAAATAGACTACTGGCTAGCAATACTAATTTTTTCATTTCTTTCCTCCAATATTGCGTCATATCCTTCATCATCTAAATGAGTAATAGCTATCCACGCGTGAGACATCTCGTCACCCGTTCTACTGCCATCCACTACCCACATATCAGGATCAGGATTGTTAAGATTATCGACAGTATTGTCATACCACTGCTTGATTACTAATACAGCACCTGTTGGAACAAGAGGTGCTACATCTTCTGCGTATATATGACTGTGATGCCATGTTGCTGACCAATTTGAAATCTGACTTATAGATTCTGTACGTCCTGTCTCAGGATAATAAATCTCTAAACTAGCTGCGTTCATACGCAAATGACCGTGTGGTTGAAAACTATCAATACGGACAGGATGGTCAAAGCTATGAAAGCCTTGAGTCATTGCATAACCATGAGGAGGAATAATTAAATGTCCATTCTCATAGCCTTCTCGTAAAGGGTACAAACGAAGATCTTGATTATAGGTATTCTCTTCGTATCCTTCATCATGAAACCAAAGACCGATCTCTACTACGTTGTCTTCAATCATCTGGCCTTCGGCTGTTGCTCCAACTCCACCCGGAAACATATGAATGTCCCATCGTACTAAGGAATTTGCAGGCATTGTACGGCATACACCTTTCGGCATTACTTCGCCCCACTTACCCATTGCATACTCGGTTAGCTGTCCATGTGGTACTAACTCACCTTCTTCATCGTACATATATACGTCAGAGTTAGCATGGTGCACTACTGCTGCTGCATCTCCCCGAGGCTTTACTTGGACAGCTTTGATACATCTACTTTCTGTCAAACCTGGGTCTACGAATTCCTTACTCCATAAGTCATTTCCTTTTGCAGGAATATCATATGCTTGGGAAGGAACAATTAAATCTGGTTGTCCAAACATAGCTGCAAAACGCCAATCATCTGGATTTGGCATTTCAGGCATTTGAGGAGTAATGTCGGCTTCTCCATAGGGAGACCCCGCATTGACCCATGCTACAATTGAATCTATATCTTCCTGTTTAAGTCGCCAATCACCTTCGAGGTCTTGTATGCCAATATGCTGATCATAAGCATATGGTGGCATTTCTCGACTGGCTACTTTATAGGAAATGAGAGGTGCCCAGGGTCGAAGCTGCTCATAGCTTTCAAAACTCATCGGGCCTATACCACCAATACGGTGGCAAGTTACACAGTTATTATTGATAATGTTAGCAATTCCATTTGTGTAAGTGGCTTCATCTGCAGAAGCCTGTGTGGACAAGGCTATTGCTGCTGCTATCGCTAGTTTTTTCATATGCTTCTCTTTTAAAAATGGGGCCAAAGTTTCCCATGGCCCCGCTGTTGCTTATATTGAGAGAGCTAATATCGAAGCAGGAATTCCTAGTGATAACACTACAATTCCAAGCGAAATAATGCTTGCTTCGAAGATGTCTCTCTTTCGAGTTCTATCTAAACTTTTCAATGACTTCTCCTAGTCAATACTAATGGTTACGGGGCGTTCCTCTTCAGGTAATTCTTGCTGCAAGGAAATACAAAGCAATCCGCGGTCCATGTAGGCTTTTTCTAATGTAATATAATCCCCTACTTTGAACTGGCGGCTAAAACATTTACCACTTAATCCTTTGTAAAGGTATTCCTCATCTGAACTTTCTGTCTGCTTTGTAGTGCCTTTCACGCTGAGTACGTTTTTATGTAGCGAGATCTCAACATCCTCTTTAAGCCATCCAGGTATTGCAAGCTCAACACGATACCCGGTTTCGCCTACCTTTACGATGTTATAACGAGGATAACCTCCATCTATTGTACTCGCAGAGAAGTCATTTTCTAAGCGGTCAAACCCAACAAAAAATTTATTAAAGTCTGCCATAGACAATCTAGTCATTTTTTACTCCTTGCGCCCTTTCGGTACGCTCTTGAAACCCTTGCGGCGTTTCTACTTACTTTCTAGTTTTGCAGCGTTATTTTTGATGCACTCCTTGCTGCAATGAAGCACATTCTGATGATCGAGATACAACTTAAATACTCGACCACATTCAACACATTTTCGAGTTGGAATTTCTTTTTTCATACGAATCATATTGTTTGAAACTGTGCTATTTCTTTGAACTCTCATTTGTAAAGCTCTACTCATCAATTTCGATGTACCCCTCTTCGGCAAGGTACTCAAGTGTAGCTTCAATACCAGATTTTCTGCCGTAGTACCAAGAGGTAGCTCCGCATCCAAAAACGCAGAATAAAAATAAAACCATAAGATCGTCCATTCACAACTCCTAAAATTTAGCTGTAACATTAGTTTAGAGTACATTGTACAGGATTTCTACTAAAATGTCAAGATTTGTTTTTAGATGGTTAAATAAAAGTTTTGCAAAAATAATTCTTGACATTTTAGTTATATTCTCATATAATGTACAGTATGAGAAAAACATGGACAGATAAAGAAAGACAAATTTTGAAGGACTATTACGGAAAGATTTCGCTTGTAGACTTACAGGCGAAGCTGCCCAATAGAAATCCTAATCAAATTTATAAACAAGTATCCTATCTGAGAAAAAGAGGGTGGACTTTTGGCACACTACTTATTTGAAAAACCTTTTCCGGCAAGAAAACTATTATCAGAACACTACATACGAATACTACAAAAGTTTTACAAAGATAAAATAGAAACTGATATCGGTGAAGGGTACAATACACATTACAGTGACAAAAACTTTGAGTATGAAATTGCACAAAAATTCATTGAAGTAGTAAAAGAAACTTTCGTATTCGATGAAAATATAATTTGTGAAAAGAATGGATACTTAGGCACTCAAGCATTTGGTAAATTTTATCCAATAAAGTCTTGGGTGTATTGTCAAAACTATAAGTACTCTACTTCTGCATGGCATAGTCATATAAATACTTCGACTATAAATGCAGTTTTGTATCACAATATGCCCAAAGCTGGAGGAGAGTTGTGCTTTGATATTTTCGGAGATAAATTCGAAATAACTCCGAAAGAAGGACACATCTATATTTTTCCTTATTGGGCCTACCATGCTCCAATGCCTCAAGATGATGACTCATGGAGAGTATGTGTAAACTTAGAACTTATGACTGAACAACGACCTTTAACAAAGTCAGGTATATTATGGTAAATGTAGGAATATTAATAGATGGGGGTGCAGGAAGAATAATTGCATCCATACCGGCAATACGAAAATATATTAGAAACAATCCTGAACACAAAGTAAAAGTATTTTGCAATGGGTGGAGCGATCTTCTATGGGGCATACCTGAAATAGAAAGTAATCTGTTCTCCACAGAAACTGCGAATATATTTGAAACTCAGATAAAAGATTGCGAAATATTCATACATCCAGAACCCTATTCTTTGTCTAGCTACTTTAATCAGCATACTTCGTTAGTTACAGCTTTTGATGAGATAATAAACAACACAAAAGATCATGAAGATTTAGAAGCTCCACAACTTATACTTAGTAAAACTGAAAAAGTAGGGGCACAAAATGTGATAGAAAAGGTAAAAGAAGTTCAAGGAAAGGAAAAGACTATCATATTTCAACCCTTTGGTAGAAGCATATCAAGAGGTCCTGGAGGAGAAGTGTATGATCCTACTTCTCGTTCAATTAATCCAGGTGACTTTATTTTACTTGCAAAAGAATTAAGAAGGCATTATAATGTATTATTCTTTGGAGAAAGACAATTTTACATAGAAGATGATACATATAAATTTGATGGAACCTTACGAGAGTTCGCAGCAATTATATCTGCATCAGACTATTTTATAGGATGTGATTCAGTAGGACAGCATATGGCAAGAGCACTTAATAAGTTTGGCACTGTTATACTTGGCTCTACTTTTGCGGATAATGTTTCATACCCTGGCTGGTTTCATATATTTCAAAAGCATAACCCAGTAAGATATTCTCCAATAAGACTGAGTGGAATAGACTCTCACTTAGCAGATAGACGAAATGAAGTTTGTATGGAATTTACAAACGAACAGATAGATAGCCTTTTTGAGGGGATACAAAATGATATTCAGTACTTCTTATCAAGATGAAAAAGAATTTTATGAAAAATATGGTAAGCTGCCTGATTATATGTATGATGTAATAGCAGCTTCAGGATGGACAGAAGAACAAGTTTTAGAACTAATAGGAGTGAAAGATGGGCGTAAAGCTGAAGAAGAGTGAGAAGGTGACAGATCGTGTGACTAAAGTAGTTTCTACAAAGCATACTTACATAAAGGCCGCTTCCTTGCAAACCTTGCAGGATATTCTGCTGGCTGCAAATACCCCGCCCAAGTTGAAGTCCAAGATAATGGACGAGCTGGAAAGGAGATGCAAACTTGCCAAGAGTAACAGTAAGAAACAACAACGTAGAAGCGGCACTGAGAGTGTTCAAACGTACAGTAACAAACGCGGGAATACTATTCGAGTATCGACAGCGGCAGGAGTATGATAAACCTTCCGCCAAACGACACAAAGCTAGACAATCCGCAAAGTTAAGAGAAAAAAAGAGGCAGAATGAAATTAAAACAAACAAATTTTGAAGCTGTTCGCGAGTTTATGGTTGCTTGCGATCAAAAGGTAAAGAGCACACCCGCATTTCCAGATCAGGATACAATGGATCTTCGACTGAGTCTCATTGAAGAAGAATTCGGTGAGCTGTTGTGGGCATTAGATAATCGAGACATGATAGAGGTTGCAGACGCACTTGCAGATATTCTGTATGTAGTCTATGGAATGGGACACTCATTTGGTATTGACCTGGATGTCTGTTTCGAAGAAGTACAGCGAAGCAATATGTCCAAACTCGTAGATGGCAAAGCCGTTAAAAATCAGTTTGGTAAAGTAATGAAAGGTAGTAACTTTTCTGAGCCTGATTTCAGCAAATGGATACCCGCCGATGTCTAAGAAGATTGCAACAGTACAAAGCACACACTATGTTGATAGAGATGAGCTTACCTACGTAAGTAAGCAAACGTATGCAGTTGATTTATACATTGATGGTAGATTTTACAAACGTAAACTACTTCCAGGTAAGAGTGAACACTATGCAATCTCAATGGCTGAGAACTGGGAAAATGGAGTCTTGAAAGATGCCTAAGTTTGTATCAATGAAGAAGTCTGGAAAGTTTGAACAACGATGGTTTCATCCAGAGTTAGAGAGGAAATACTATGAAAACAAGAGCGCACAAGATACTTTTCGAGAAGGGGTCCCCTTATGGGCATCGTATCGAACAGACAAAGAAGGAAAAGTCCGACTCGAAGAAACTTACAACGAATGATATTCTGGAGGAAGAGTATTACTACGACCACGAACCAGAAGAGGACTACTACGAACCAACTGAGTACGACGAGTGGCAGAGTTATGACCCAGATTGCTAGAAAAGAGATGAGAGAGAATGGACAACTCGTTTAATCGAGAGTATTATCAGGCAAAGAATCATCAGTACCTGCTGATACACAAGTCAGGTTCAAGCAGTGTTCGAGAGGCTTTTGATTTTGAATATGAAGCAACTTCACTTCCTGTACCTGGCAAAATAGTTTGGACTGTGATTCGAGATCCGGTAGAAAGATTCTACTCAGGATTGCAATACGACTCGATGCGAGTAGGAGTTTTAGGTTCTCCAAACTGGGAACGCATTTTTACAGAAGTTTCACTGGAGCAGCGAGGAGGCGGTAAGATACCTCACACAATTCCACAAAGTTTGTACGTTCTGAATCAGCCTGTCAATGTTTTTGTACATTTGAAAGATCTTGATGCTTTTCTTCGTATACACGGAGCTTCAAGTATTCACAAGAATGTGTCTGCAGGAACCCCGCCGCGATTGCACGAAGAAACAGTAAAAGCACTACACGCGTTTGACAATTATTACTTTAGCAAGATTAAGTTCTGGCGATGGGAATATGGAGCAATATTTTAATGAAATTTACAGTACGCCACACAAGTGATGACTTATGGGTAGAAAAAGAAGTCCAGCTGGATACTTTGATGGAGTTCATGAACTTTGTCAAGAAGTCTGGATATTCAGTCATAGTACATGACTACAGTGATAAACCCGCAATTTTGGAAATATACGATGATTGGAGAGAATAACCATGCCTTTAGAAGTAAAACTGTTTTTAATTATGATGACTCTATTTGGAATTATGTGCGCTATGGCACTTTGGCTTGTGTACTTGGAATCTCGTTCATAGACCCACCAATAAGGATACTCCTTCGATAAGCCGTACTATCCTAGGCTATAGTAGCCTCCTCTGACATAACCTTTGCAAGGGTTAGTTAGGGAGTGTCCTTTTTAATGGGCCTATTCTGTAACCCCGCCGTAACCACACTTTCGATACATGAGAAAAATAGTTCTTTTCATCTGCCAAAAAGTGTGGTATAATTTATACTAAATTGATATACAATGAAGTCAATATTTAACCTGAATGTGAGCGATGGTGTTTCGAAGATATTTGTGCGTTAATCACTCTCGAAGCGTTAGCGAGAGAGAGTGAGTACCCACTATATTATCGAGAGTGATATCAAGCTCACACTAATAAGAAATAACCACGCATAATCTAAAATAAAGTCCGACTAATCAATAATGGTCGGATAATCAAATACGGTCTAACGACCCCGCAAACACTTCAAACAAGTGAGTACAACTCTCAAAAAAATTCCCACAATTATGCCCAACCGCAAAAAACCAACAGGCACAAAAAAGCCCCGTTTCTTTACGTTAATTTTCGTAAATTCGAGGCTTTAGTGTCTTAAATTATGGAATCTAGAAGGTATTTTAATGCAGCTTTAGGAGACTTTTCCAACCCCGCTATAAACCTACTTTCTATTTCGAGTTTTTCAGCTATTTGAATTACTAGCTCTTCTTTCGTTACGGGGTCTTCACCAGTTTTTGTTTTGTATGACTGGCGTTGGTATACACCTTCTCTTGCGAGCTTTCCAATTATTGACTTGGTGCTTTTTTCAAATTCTCGTGCGAGTAGAATTACTGTGTCACGATCGGGGTTACGTTTGTAGCGGTCTATCAGAGTTTCTGTTTGTTCTTTTGTATAATTCGACACTCCCGTGTCCTCCTCTTAAATATTAATCACTCTCTTCTAACTTTTGCTTGTCATAATAGTATACTATATCCCCGTCGTCATTGATTGTGGGTTCAACAAGTGAAGTGAACTCACACCAGATACGAGGAACATTTTGGTAGTTATTTCGTTTCACAAACTTACTGAAAAGTTTATCAAACATCTGAGTCTTTCCATAGATATCATTTTCTACTTCAGCCCACTGCTGCCAAATAGCATTTTGTTTTTGTGCCAACTCATTGATTTCTTCAACAAGCCTCCAAGCTTTATTATCTACAATGGCTGTATCTAATTTTACTACATTACTCATAAAAGTCTCCTTAGTATTATAATTATACTACTACGAGAAAAAAATGTCAAGAATTTTTTATGGTTTTGTTGGTATAAAAAAACCCGTCGAAGGTCTCTTCGACGGGTTGCGGTGACAATGCCAGCCCTTCCCTACCTAGCTACTGTCTGTTTGGCCTTCTATACACAAGACCTACCCAGGTTACACATTTGTTTATTTTGTTGTTACGAAAAGTTGAGGTAATGCCGAACCACTAACGACCGTAAACCCTTCTTCCGAATGCACTCAATTCGACGCTTATTGCATTACAAGCGGTACGGGCTGTCAGGGTACCCCGTACTACCCTGGTCGGCTTATGCAGAGTCAGCCTCCCATGATTCAGCCTCTTGAAGAGCAGCTAAGCGCGTCAAGGGCTTATCAACTATGCCTTCTATGAAAATTGATAGCTCTACTAAGTCTGACTTGCTTGCCTTTGTAAGGCTGGGTAAGTCAATCCCCGTTACGGCTTCAATCTTTTCAACAATATCTTGCTTTCGTACAACTGGCTCGCCAGTCTTGGTTACTCGCTCTTGAGCTTGGTAGACACCTTCTCGAACGAGCTTTGCAATTATAGATCGTGAACTCTTGTTGAAAAGCTCAGCGTACTGATCGACAACAACTCGATTAGGGCAAGCAATGTATGCTTGAATGAGAGCATCGGTCATCTCTTGAGTGTAATTTACGTTTTCCATATCTTCTCCCTAAAGTATGTATATATTATGAAGGGTTTCATCAAAGATGTCAACAATTATTTTTGTGCTGGTACTAATCTTCACCAGGCGTTGTATTGCACCACCACTCAATATCAGCGGGGTCGCAGCCCATGGTGGCCAAGTATCTTACTACATCATCCTTCGTTATGCCTTCGAGCATCATGCCACCAGCAACTGTTAGAATCTCAAATCTTTCTTCACTTAGCATATTTCTAGCTCCTTCTCGTATTGTTCGGCTTCGTGCTCCCAAGGCTGTTCTTCATAGTCAGCGTATCTCCAGGCATCACTACCAAGCCACTTAAAGCTATTTGTAAGTTCACCTCGAAGAAACTGCTTGACATGAACCATCTCGTGTGCTACAGTCTTAGTAAGCGCATCAAAGTCGTTCTGGTGAAACAGAAACATAGATACTACACGCTTGCTATCTTTTTCACAGTAGCCGTGATAGGTCTTGCTGCAGTTAAGAAATTGGAAACGTACTTTGCCGCGTATGTCAGTAATATCGAGATCTAACGCTACGAACTCAGCCACATCCAATATGTATTGCACCTCTTCAGGTGTCCATTGCTTTTTAACTTTATCTATTATAAATTTCATATTACATATTATAAGAGCTTTTACACTGGTTGTCAACTATTTTTTCCAGGTTAGTCGTAAACTAACGCAACTCAATTCCGGGGGGCCCTACGCGGGGTCGGGCGTGTCAAGTTTAATTTGCTGCAATTATCCAAATTTATCCATCGTCTGACCCCGCCGAGACTATGTTATCTCGCGCTAAATCGGGCAAACGTGCATAAAGTACTTGACAAATTTTCGAAAAGGCACTATAATCGGCGCGGCTTATATTGGAACAATCGGTCTGCCACTTTGGCGCAAAGACCAGGCTTAATTAAAAAAATTTTGTGCGACCCCGTAAAAAAGACTTGACAAAATTCGCTTGCGCACTTATAATGGCGCCTGGCCCACCTTCGGTCTCGCACTTCGGTTTCGCACTGGCGCCCCCGCGCCAAAAATCCCAAATGAGAATCGTTCTCATTTGCCCGGCCTGGCCCAAATGAGAATCGTTCTCATTTGCCCAAGGTGCCATGTCACATATCTTATTGTCCATTTTTGATTTCCTGAACCAATCGTTCCAGTAAAGTGATGCGCCCAACCCGCTTATCATTGTAATCAATTACAATCCAATCTGTGCCGATGCATTCCTCTTTTGCGAGTGTCATGCGATCAAAAGAGTCGAGCGCGAGCTTATCGTTAGCGGAAAATTTCCAGTAAACGAGAGGCGATTTTTTGCGCTTGTTCAATCTGTATTGCTGCTCGTCTTTTGAGATTGAAAGGTAAAATTTAATAACGCGCGTTCCAGATTGTTGTTCCCAATCGCAAACATTCGCTAGAAAATTTTGTGCTTGCGTTTCGCTACACCATGCATTCACGCGCTGTACCAGTGCGCGGCTATACCATGAGCGATCAAAAAATCGAACCTGCCCTCGCTCTGGTAACCGTTTATTCCAATAGCCAAACCAATTTTTCATAGCTCGCTTGCTAGGCTTTTTTGAATGTTCAATTGAGAATAGATTCGGTGGCAGATATTTTGTGATCATTTTAATTGTGCCGCTTTTTCCTGCCGAGTCCCTGCCCTCGAAGACAATAGCGAGCGAGTCGTTATTATTCTCAACCAAACGGTTCAATTCTGCTAGTAATTTTTTCTTGCTAGGCATTTTTGTAATCCTCAGTTTATGGTAAAAAAATTTGGCCGCCTAAACGGCCAAAGGGGTCATGTCACTTTTTATTCTAGCAGAAAAATCAAAACGGTCGTATAGTAAATTAGGATAACAATGGAAACCGAAATCGCGAATCCCGCTAGTGCGCCTAGTGTGACAAGTGACGCTTTTTTCAGAAAGTTGATCATAGTGCGCGCATCACTACTGGTGGCGGTATCGAATAGTTTATTCGCGCAGACCAAGCAAAGATGTTGTTTGAAAACTACTCCGCTGCATCCTTCGGTTTCACATTGTTCCATTGCTCTCTCCATATAATCAGTTGGGCTATCCCTTATCTGGTGAAGCGGGGATGGGCATCCAGTGAGTAGCTGTATCCTCTGACAGACCTATAGCAAGAGGCTCAGAGCAGCCGCGCCTATATCGTGATACCTCTAAACTCCAGTGTGGGTGAAACAACAAAACACTGACCCCTTTTTCAGGCAATCTCTCACTAACTGGTATCCAAGGCCGCTCCAGCTCCGCTATGTGGTCTGCTGCTTTCCTCAAAATTTCCTCTAGCTCTGCATCCCCATCACGATAAAACGCGGCTTCATCTGGAATGTTGTGCAGGAACTTTAAGCCACGATTGATAGAATCCAATACAGATTCTTCTAATGGTTTCTGTGTCTCACTCATTTTGCTGCCTCCAGTGC